ATGATATTTAAATTAGCTCCGCCTCCAGTAGCAGAGAGTGTTGGCCCTGTTGTTGACGCGCCGTTTGCGATTGTTAATTCGTTTACTGCGCTTCCAGTTGCAGTTATTTTTATAACTTCATTACCAGAAGTATCATTGATGGATGTTCCTACTTTTGGTGCAGTTATAGTAGGTGTTGTTAATGTTTTATTGGTAAGTGTTTGTGTACCAGCTTCAGTAACAATTACACCAGTGACGCCATCTAATAAATTTAATTCTGTTGCAGTGCTTGTAAGTGCTACGTTTTCATTGAGTTTAGGTGCAGTTAAAGTTTTATTTGTAAGTGTCTGTATTGTATTATCGAGTGTGACGGTACCCGTAGAATCCGGTAATGTTATAATATTATCTTGTGTTGGATTAGTTACTTTTAATCTTGTTTCAAAATTATTTGCACTCGTTCCTTCAAATGTAACAGCATCATTTTCTAATGTTATTTGTGTTGATAAATTACTACTATCTCCACCACCTAATAATGCATAAACTTCTGCGAAGTTTGCATTTATCTTAGTGCCAGCTGTACGTAATGTATCCCCGTTACCGTCATTAGCTGCACTACCTATGCCAATATTTTGTCTAGTCATTTATTCTTCCTAATAATAGTTCTATTTATACAAAAAATAATCATTATGAATTAAAAGATGAATCAAATTGTTCGTTATCCATTGTTTCGAGATCAAGTGAGAAGTCTGGTGTAGCAGCTGCCACGTTAGCTCTATTATCACTATCGTCAAATGTAAATGATTTAACTGTTGTAATTTCATCAATATTACTATAGAACTTTTCAAGTTCTGTAGGAGTAAGAGATTGATATTCATTAATCTTTTCATCAAGTCTTGATCTAAAAGTAGTTACACCAGAATCAGTCAATGCAGTAAGTTGTGTGAATGGTGCAGATATTGTTTCTGCCACAGATGATATGACACCTCTTGCTCCACTGTCCGCTGATGCTAATGGTGCCGTTAATGTTCCTACAGCTTCAACATCTGTAACAACAGATCCTGCTATATAGAATCCAGCTGGGTGTACAAACTTTTTGTATAGTTCTTCCCATGTAGTTTGTGATATAGCACTTTTAATTAATATCGAAAACACTTGATATATTGTGTTGTTTTGAATAAACTTATTTGATTCAGGGCCTATTCTACTTAGAGGTCCAGCTGAATCATGGCCTATCGTAAATATATCATCTTTTGGATATACCACCTCGGCATTTTGTTGAAAGAATGCTCTAAAAAATTCTTCAATTGAAAACCTACTACCTTTTGTTCTATGCAGTTCATGTATTCTTTGTGCATAGAAATTACGATCAATAAAATTTTCACCAGTATTGCCACCAGCGATTTCTTGAATTAAATTAGTTAAAAGATTTGATGGAGTTTCTTGTGTATCTCTTGTTTGATATATTTTTCTAAGTTGATGATCAAATGAACTGGCTTCATCCGAATCCATGTAATCATAATACTTTTCTAGAAATGTTACAAGCTTTGGATAATCTTGCGTAAAATGTTCTGGTAAAACATCACGAACACTTCTACGTAAAAAGTTACGAGGCCTTCTATTATAATGATATTGAATGTTAGACATTAATAACCTGAACTACCTGATCCTGATGATGATGTTGTTGTTGTTGCTGTGGTTGAAATTGAAGACGTACTGCTTCCAGCTAAAGCTACTTGTGTTTCTTGATAATCCAATACTGCTGTCGCTTTTGAATTAACCGTATCTACATCAAGTACGCTTGCTCTTAATGGTCTTATTGTACTTTCATTTGCAGGTTTTGCAGAGATCTTTATTGAATCGCCTTCAATAGCAGTTGGATTAAATCCCACTAAATCTATTCTACCTGTCACAGGATTGTAAGCTCCAATATTATCAACTTCTACGCCATCCGCTGTATTAATAATCTCAAGAGTTGTAGAATTAAATCTACTTCTAATACTACATGTTTTTGAATTAAATGTAAATCTCGATGATGTTATGACTCTTTCCGTTGCACTTGTTCCAAACAGCGCAACTGGAAAATTAACTTGATAATTTAGAGCAAGGCCTATTGTTGGTACTAATCTTTGTTGAACTTTTATTGACATTCTTGTATTTAAAATCGCTTCATCTATATCATCAACAATTGACAGCAAATTTGATCTTCTAAAAACTCCTCCAAATTTTTGAAGGTTGTTTGCAAAGAATGTATTTATTGTTGTTTGTATTAGATTTTGAGTTGCACCTGATGTGTTGCTAGTTAAATCAGGATCAAAATTAAATGTGGTTAAAATTTCTAAGAATGTAGTATTTACATCTACGAACTGCGTATCAATACTTGCAACAGCAAAGTTATCCGTAAGCTCACTTATAATTCTTGATTTAACGTCTAATTGCGTAGCAGCATCTACACCAGATTTAAATTTTAATGATACAAACACTTTTCCATAAATCGGAGGATCATTATCGGCACCTCCCCAAGAAGTTACATCATCAATATATGAACCAAAGTTTGTTAATATCTGTCCTGTGTAATCTTCTGCAGTAACCATTCTACGTTGTGATGTAAAGTATAGAGGTGCATTTTGTCTTATTGATTCTACACCTTCTTTAAAAGATCCACCGGCAGCTGCGGTACTTGTAACATTAACTAAGTTTACACCTTCAATCTGAGCTGTGGTCGAAAATATACTTGCACCATTAGCTTCAGGTCCTTTGGTAGAAAGATAATCTATAATTATTTTATTTCCAGCCGAAGGCGCTTTACCGGTACTCGTTCCGTCACCAAAAATAATTTCGTAATATCCATTAGGCACTTCTTTAATTTGATAATGTGTTGAATTACTTGTTATTCTACTTGCTGTATTAATATTTGTGTATGTATCAAATGTAGAACTTACAGCAGTATCAAATACACGTACTCTAATTGTTGTAGTATCCATAGTGATGTCTGGTACTACATAAATTTGTGCATCACTGGTTTCACCTACAAAAAATGTTTTAGTTTTTTCAGTACCTTCGTAAACCGGTATTTCACTACTGCCGTCTGATGTTTTAAATGTATATAAACCATTCGCATCAGGTGTTGCACTGTAAACTTCTCTTGTTTGAAATGTATAAGACACACTATCTATCGATGTAGTAAATTGTGTGTTTCTAGGTAGAGTAATTAATGTAGGTCTATTAGTTGATGATATAGTAATTGATAATGTTAATTTAGCTAATGCAGAAGCATATGATCTTGGTACATAACCTAAAGCTTCAGCGTGTGATATTATTGAACTTCTTAGTTGTGCTGTATTTAAAAAACTTTCATTAAGAGCAAAGTTTGTTATCAATCCGTTGAAGTGTGTGTTGTAGGCTAATACGTCAAGTATATTACTTAAACCTGAGGCTTCAAAATCATAGTCACTAAATTCATCTTGTTTTTTAAGATAATCTTTTAATCTTGTTTTAATTACGTCAAAATCTAAATCTGTTGATTGAATTGTTGTTGCCATTTATCTTAACCTTGTTAAATTTAACTCTACTGTTTCTTGCTGTAAAGTAGCTACTACTAAAAACCTTACCGTTACTCTTACGTCGTTATTATCTGGACTAACGACAGTATTGATGTTTAATACCTGAGCTCTTGGCTCATATGATTCTATTGCATTGGCAATATCGTCTTCTAAACTTGCATCATCTATTTCAGTACTTAATCTAAAAAGCATGGCAGAAAGATTACCACCATATCTCGGTAAAAATGGCTTTTCAGTAAAGTTAGTTAATAATAAATTTCTTACAGCTTGTTTAACTGCAGCTGCATTTGTTTTTTTAAAAACATCTGCACGTAAATTGCTACCATCACTATCTAATCCAATGAACTTTGCACTAAAAGACAAATCAATGTCAGCATTCTGCTTAGTTCTAGAAACTATGACGCTCTTTGAATTTAAATTTCCGTCTTCATTTGAAAATACTCTTACTGGCATTGTAGTTCCTTTATGTTCTATTTATACATAAAAACATCAATATTCTCCTGCGCCAGCAGTTGAACTTCTTGTTGATGCCACGTCAGCTGAAGGATATAGGGTGTAAAGATTTCTGTTGTAATCGGATTTAGCGTGATTTTTCGATGAATCAGGCATGTAAAAAGTTATTTCTGGATATTCAACAAAGGTATGCACATGAAAAGCTTCTCTAATTTTTTCTTTGTCAGTGTAGAGAGGATAAAAATATCCTTTTTGACCTGTACCAAAACCACTAGCGCCTGTTCCAAAGACTGCAAATGGTTTAGATTCATCCAATGGTTCTGAACCTGTAGAAGCAGCTGTTTCTTCTTCTTCGCCAAGTTCCATTAATTCGCCTGTAGATTGAACAGCATTATTGAAACGAGTCTCTATTATCTTTTCATAAGTAACATTCCAAGGTGCTATTATTTCAGGCATAATTAAAATGATATCGACATGAATAGATCCATCTGGATTATACGTATCGTAATTTAAAATCAATTTATCATAATTTATATTGTTTTTTAAATACACGGCTAAATCAAATGTTTTCTCAAGTGCTATCTTTCCATCTTCACCAATAAGTTCATAAACCACTGCTCTACCGTTAGTCATCAAATAGTTTATGCCATCGGTAACGTCTAAATCTTCGTCATCACTCTGTCTATAATATGCTTCTGAAACAACTAATCTAAATTTTTCAAATCCTGCTACGCCTCTTAATCCTGGCGCTGAATTTATGAGTTGCAATACTTGTGCGTGTAAATAATATTGTTTAGCTAATAATAGTTTGTCCCCTTTGCTTAAATGATTTATACTTTGTGGGTCGCCGAAGCCACCTAAAAATTTAGACATGGTAACATTTTGAGATAATCTAGTTCTACCAGTTATATTAGGTTGAAACGTAGGATCATATTGACCATCAACAACTATGTCAACTTTTAACGTCATACTTGAAATACCTTACCTTTTGGATTAGAAGGACCAATAGCTTCGGTACCTCTTTGTGCTTTATCACTTGCATTTACTACTTTACCAAACTTAGGTGGTATGGTGTTCGCAAAATCTTTTGAAACAGTACCATCTGAAATAATTTCACCTACAAAAGTTTCATTAGCTATATTGTTAGGATCACGTAATTTTGATCTTGCAGTTTTAGTAGTCAAATCGACTTTACTGATTCCACCGTAACTTCTACTCCTATCAACACTGTATTGTAAATCTTGAAATGCATCTATATCAACTTCTCTTACACCATATTCTGGATTTGCTAAGCCTGCGTTTATTATTGATAATGTAGGTTGACTTGTTTGAACAGTGTCAGTTGAAGTATTCGATGCACTTCCACTGTGTGCCGGTCCTACTGCAGCCGTCCCTGCTTTTTCCGCACCTACAGCAGTTCCTTGTAAATCACCATGAAACGTTGGTGCAGTTACGCCATTTGTAAAAGTTGACGACTTGCCAAATATATTTTGTGAGTAAAAAGTTATTTGATCGCCACCTATTGTACCTGTGTTTCCTACTGCAGTTAAACTTTTTGCAGTAATGTTTATATCGGGCGATGATGTAATTATTTTACTTTCACTCGTCATTGTGAGTTTTCCATTAGCATCCAACTCAATAAAACCTTGTACATCTGTTTCATAATTACCTTTTATAATTTGATTTTTATCACTTAATACAGTAAGAGTATCTACACCCAATACTGTTTCCGCACGATTTTCCATAATAGTTGTAGTTTTATTTTTAGTTATTGATTCTAAAACTGAACCTCTTACATTCTCTTCTTTGTCACCAATAACATTTACATTAAAGTCTCCGCCAACCTCTAAATCAAAATCACCTGCAACTCTCATTTTTAAGTTGCCGTTATATACTACTTCACCATCGCCTTCAACTATGACTTTTTCGTTTGCTGCAACTATTCGTAATGTATTGTTTGTTGAACTTAATATAACACTTCCATCAGCTCTCATCTCCACGCCAGATCCAGTTCTATGTCTTATCATTACGCGTTCACGGCCATTAGTGTCATCATATTCAATTACATGACCTGATGATGTTTCTTTTACTTGATTTTCCGGATACTGAGTAGATGGCTCATCATTTAGTTCCAAATCAACGCCCGGCACACTTCCACCGATGTAAACATTTTTAACTCTTGTACCGCGCGCAATATTGTTTACAGAAGATACACCGACGTAGTCTTGTCTTGGAAACCTTTTATCGGGATCTGATCTTCCATCTGTAGGATTAGCTATCGATGCGAGTTCGCTTGGATCTATTTGATCAACGTCAGCCACTATCTACTCCTATTTTTATTTAATTCATTACCAAATGTTTTAACAGTTGTATTATTAGTATTTAATTTGTTAACAATATTATTGATTTCTTTATTTCTCTGCTTCATGCCTGCTTGAAATGTTTTATAGTCTTTATCAAATTGTGCTTTAACATCATTCTTCGGTAAATTTTCTGCACCAAATTTTGCTGCAGCTGCATTTCTACTTTCACCATTGAGTAGAGCTAAAGCACCTCCAGCTTTCTTCATTAAACTATTAGCGTCATTATTAATTCTATTGCTTTCAAGTAAATCATTTATATTTTGATTTGCTTCTGATAACGGTATAGGTTTATTTATAGTAGATGATGTAGTTGCTATTTTTGTTGGTCTTGTGATGGCTCTTTCAACTTTGGTTGGAAACTCATCTAGTTCTGATAAGTCATCATATCGATAAACAAATCTAAATTTTGACTTTACAGTTTGTCTTACATCGAAAGTATTTTGTACATCATTACTTACTTCACTTGTTGCATAAACACCACAGTCCGGAAACACCGCAAACCAAGCTTTTAAAAATCTATCATAAGTTTCAAACATCTTTGCATTTGGTTTTTTTCCACCTGATACAAATGTAAGCTGAAGGCCTGTTTTATTAAATCTAGGATATGCACTTGGTGTACGAGTCTTATCAATAGGTCTACCTCTTTGTAAGCTTCCATCAGTTAAAATTAAATAATGTGAGTTTAGTCCATAATCATTTGGTCTAATTGATATTCTATCGAGTGCAGTTTCAGCTGGTGTTTTATCATCTGCCGCAGTATTAGTTTCTTGTATTTCTTTTGTGAGTATTTTAAGTTGAACTTTTTTTACACCTTCATTCATCGCTCTTGCATTAGCTTTTTCTGGCGGACCTGTAAACTTAAATGTTTCATGCACAAATAAACCACCTATAGCATCTTCTTCTGTGCTATTAGGACCTCTACGTGATGAACTAAATTCACTTATTAGTTCTTCAGTTGAATTAACAAATGTAAATTCGTATGATGCTGGAGTTGCGTATCCTTGAAATGCATTTTGATTTTGTAAGACATATGATATTGTCGGTGCACTTACATTAACAGTATTTCCTTTGCTCATATAGGTTGAAAGATTTGTTTGAGATCCGCCTTGTTCTATTAAATCTTTTACGTTACCACCGAACGCAGATGTTATTGAAGGTGATGGATTGTCGAAAATCTTTAAACCATTTAGTATACTACCAAACACACTGCCGACTTTATTTAAAAGTGTTCCTATAAATTGACCTGCTAAATTTTGTTTACTTCTAGCCAGTCCAGAAAAAGCACCAAACGGATCTAAATTAAATCCACCATTGTTTAATTTAAGTTTCAACTTTTCTTTGTAAATTTTTGATGCGGTTTGTACTGAAACGGTTGAAGGGTTATTTTCGGGTTTAAGAGAATTTATTGTAAGCGAAGGATTAGCAGAAACGTTTGATGCATAAGTTCTTATTTTTTGAGGAGATAATCCTGCAAAGTTTTTTTGCATTTGCTTTAGTAATGACTGTGGTGCTCCACTAGTCACTATTTTCTTTAATGTTCCGTTTGCTGCTGGTGCAACACCAAATATGCTGGTCAGCTCACTTGCATTTGTTGTACTTACTAGTAATCTACCATCACCTGCAGCACCTGTTAATTTTACTGGCATAATTCTCTTAGTGATTAATTCGCCTTCTTTAGCAAATGGTGTCAACGACTTAACGCCATTGGTTTCATTAAAATTGCCGACTACAGTACCTTCATTACTAATTTTATTTTGTTGTTGAGATTCTAGTATATAAGTTCTATTAGTGTCAAAAAATCTAGTATTCTTCGCTGCAGTGTTTGCCTTCGTTATTGGAACTATTTTCTTTAATGCTTCTGTATTCAACGGAGGTGTGTAATTAATTTCTACTTCATCATAATCTTTTCTGATAGTTAATATACTTGTAGCACTATCAAAACTATATAAAACACTAGGAATATTTGTGTATCTATATTCAGGACCGGAATTATTTAAAAACAACCTACGATATTCAGGATCAATTTTACGCCTCATTCTTACGCTATGAACTTGAACTGTACCTAAAGGTAGTTGTATTGAACTTCCGGTTGCTATTAATATTGCCATTATACGTTCACCAATTTATCGAAAACTTCTTTTCCGTAGTTTATTCTTCTATCTGTATGAGCCACAGCTTTGTTAGGTCTTTCATATGCATCTTGAAAAGCTATTGTTGCATCTTTTACTGTGTTAGCTTTTCTCAACAATCCATCACCTAAATAACTAAATGTTTCTAGTTCATATTTAGTAAATAATAATTGTGCACCTAAAGTCAGATGATCTAGGCCTAAGCTTGCAGAGTAATCAACGAGTTTACCTAATCTATTTCCTGCTGCTTCTGCTGGATTCCATTGTGCTATTCCGGTAGAGCCTTCTGTCGGTGCAACTGCTCTTGGATTTAATGTTGGTCCTGATTCAACACAAAAATTACCTATTATTCCACACGCTTGCTCAAAAGAATAATCACCGCCTTCTTGTGATACAAAGAAGTTAAATGCTTTTGTTATATTATCATTACCGTCGAGATCTAAATCAATATTACCTCTACCGGATTTTTTATCTAACGTAGGATATTTAATGTTGTCTTTATCTCCGGCTTGATTTGCATAAGATTCTATTTTAGGTATTGAACCAACAACCAAAGGTAATTGTGAATTTTTTCCATCTAAGAAAAAACCAAACACCTGAGCTCTCGGCTTTAAACTACTATTAGCACCTAAACCTGAACTTCCTCCTTCAGTCACTGGTATTGCAACTTGTGCCCATGGTAAATCTGCGTTAGGTATCAATGTGGTGTCCGGTGTGTGTACACCTTGTATTCTAACTTTAACACGATCGAGTTTAAGCGGATCATCGACATCAACGACGAGACCAACGAACCATCTATTTTGATCACCATAAAACATTTGACTCATGCTATACCTGTTTCCTCTCCTAACATACCTAACCTACCACATAATAATGTTGTAGTATAAGCTTCTTCTGCAAACACGTGTTTAGCTGCACATATTACATAGTCACCAGATTTCTTTGTGTCAAACATTAATTGAGCTTCGTTTTCAGCACTGCTTGCAGTATCTATAAAAAGTACTCGTATGACTCTTCCA